GATGTTCGGATTGTTTTGCTATTTCTAATGCATTCATTAATGCGTCTTGACCTTGAACTAATAGACCATGAAGATTATCACGAGATCTATCATAATCAAAGTCAATATTCTCTTCCATCTTTTTAGACTTCGCAGGTAAAACCGTTCCATCTTTTTTAATCACTTCTGTTTTATCCATTGGTTCTACATCGAACACTTTAGATAAATTTTCATCAGTACTCATTATCTACCTCTTCTAAAACCGGTATGATGCTCCGGACAGTTTTTGACCACCTAAGTTAGGTGTCATTGTGTTATAATCTTTTTGAAATCCACCAAAATTGTTGAAATAGTTTTTTGGAATGTTGAATGTATCTCCAATAAATCCACCAAATAACTTTTCAAAAAATCCTCTATTATCGCGAGGAGTTACAGATGAATATGCATCTGTAGATTTCCAATACTTATATTGGAATGTTACAGGTAATTTCATTACATCTCTATTTGCCATATCCATTGTGATAGAAGCAATATCTTTTACATATGCTTCATATAATGTTACTCTATATCTAGCATTCTCATCAATATCAAATATTTCTATTTGAATATCTGTTGTATAGTTGACATAATAACCAATATCTCTTGTAACAGGATCTTGGATAAGATCTTTCCATTCATCAAATACTTTCTTAACATGCATAGCATTATCAACATAAAATGACATTGATGCAGGTTGAAATAATCTTTCCCATGGCATTTCTCTTACTTCACCGTATGTTTTTGCTGGTGTAGAAGTTAATGTAACTCCAGGTATAGTAACAGAATCACAAAATAATAACACTTTTCTCATATCAATACCGCCACGATTCATTGCTCTTGGTAAAGACATTTCTACAATGTATCTATTATTACGCATTAAGCCTTGAGACTTAACTTGAGCTATAAAATCACTTACTTTTGCTTTTGCCATATTAACCTCTTAATGAGTCTTGCCAGACTTTTGATTTTCCAGCTCCAACAAATTGTTCAACAGGTAATAACATTGCTGTTGCCCAATCATTTGCAGGAACTAATCTTAAATTTGTTTTAACATGTGATGCTAGATATTTTTTTACACATGGAGCAGCTAATTTATAGCGAGAAACTCCATCAATCATTTGCCAAGAGTATTTTAATCTTGTTGTTTCATCCATTCTCTTATTATTTACAAAATCCATAAGCCTTTGAAGTAACATAACTCTCATTTGATAAGGCAAATAGTGTAAATTTAAACCTGTAAACCCATTTGATTCAGATTTAAATGGAAAAACTAATGGAAACATATCATAATATGGTAATGTGTCTTTATGTTTAGGGTCATAAAGAAACATATATAGTTTTCCAGGTATAATTTTAGATTTATTAAGACTTGGATCACTCTTTAACACTTTATTTGGAGTAATTTGTTGACGACCCAACAGTCTTGCTTGCTGTTGAAACCAATTTCTTGACCTTTTAGCTGCTTGACCTAAATCATACTGATTTTTATTAAAAATATCTCTTAAATCTGCCATAATATTATTTATATCACTATATACCGAGTTCTCGCTCTGTTATTATTTTAAATTCATATCCACGATCTTTACACCATTGCTCTGCTGCCTTCCATTTTGACTGGTTTTTAACAAATGTTAAGGATTCTGTAATAAAACGTTTAGTTTTACGGCCAGGAAATTCTGGTGGTCGTGTTTGAGCATGTGGTTTTATTTCTACGATATATGTTTTAAGCGAACCATCAGTTTGTTTAATTTTTATCTTAAAATCTACAAAATAACGGTGTATTCGATTGTCCGTGTGACACCTGTAGGGAATTACAGTCTCTTCAGATGACCACTTAACTATTGCAGGATTTTTATCACACCAGAGCGCGAAACGTGTCTCCCAACTAGATCTCATAACAATATTAGTTGGGTCTCCTTCGTACTTTTCAGGGTATATTGGTTTATATCGTCTTTTATGATACATATTCCTTATATTTATTATAAATAATATAAAGTATTTTTGGAACAATTATGGCAGCAGATTACACTAATCCACTATTAAAGTCAAATAAACCTGAAGTTAAAACCGGCACATATGGAGACTATGCCACAGACACTTTATATAAACGAAGAGGGTCTGCTGAAAGAAGTAGCTCTCAATTAAACAAATATAGTGTATCAAATCATTCTTACCCTAATGATATTGAGGGAAAGCAAGAAGAGTATGGTAATAATTACGCAATGTTTTATATTAATGTGTCAGAAGACTCTAAATTATCTAGAACAGGATCAGACGAGCTATTTGTGAGAGATATTCCTCCAAGAGATCAAGGAGAATTGTCTGCATCTGCACAAAGAAATGGAAATGGACAAGCATATGCATATGGAAGTTTACTTGGCCCTAATGTTCTAGCAATGATTGGAAAAGCCCCATTGAAAAGTCAAGCGCTTTTAGGAGGTACTCAAACTTTAACTGGATATTCATCAGCTCAAGCTACTTCAACTGCGCAATTTAATAATCAAACAAGAAGACTTAAAACTGCAATTAAGTTACATATGCCTAATTTTATGTCTACTCGCTATGGTGTTAATTATGAAGATAAAGAAATGCTTGTTCCAGGTTTAGTTGGAGCTGGGCTTGAAGCCGGGGCTAGTTTGGCTAAAGCATTTACTGAGGGAGGATTAGATAATGTTGGTGATTCTTTATCAAATACTAATACAAATGATTTAAATTCCGCTTTAGCAGCTGCAACATTGCAAGCTGGACAAAAGGCCGGCGTTGGTGGAGATGTTATATCTAAACTTGGTCGTATTGCTCCAAACCCAAGACGTGAACAATTATTTAGACATGTTGACTTTAGAACATTTCAATTTCAATATGATTTTTATCCAAGAAGTCCAGAAGAAGCCAAAAACGTAGAAAATATTATTTACGAATTTAAATATCACATGCATCCAGAATATAAAGATTCAAATGGATTTTTATATGTTTATCCTTCTGAATTTGATATTTATTATTATCATGGTAGTGCTGAAAATAGACATGTAAATAGGCATACATCATGTGTATTAACTGAATTAACTGTTAACTATGCTCCACAAGGCCAATTTACAGCATTTAAAGATGGTATGCCAACACAGATAAATGTGTCTATGACATTTAAAGAACTTGCTCCATTAACTAAAGAACGTATTGAGGATGGTCTATAATGTATTTCGAAGAATTTGGAAAGTTTACTTATCCATTTAAAATCAATGGAAAAACTGAATATAAATTAATTACAGATATTACACAGAATGTAAGAATAAGAAAAGAAATACTTGCTAACATAACTTTATATGATGAATATGATATTAAAGATGGTGAAACACCAGAAATTATTGCTGAAAAGGTATATGGTTCGCCATTATATCATTGGGTTGTGATGTTATGCAATCAGCGTTATGATTATATTAATGATTTTCCATTGTCATCATATAATTTAGAACAACATATTACAGAAAAATATGGTTCTGGTAATGAATATGATACACACCATCATGTAGATACAAATGGAAATATTGTAGATTCTTTAAATCCAGAAGCTATATCAGTTTCTAATTATCAATATGAAGATGATGAGAATGAAAAGAAAAGAAGAATTAAACTTATAGCGCCTAATCTATTAAAAACAATACTTAAAAATTTCAAAGATAGTATATAATGAAAAATGATGAAGTAATACGCTTTGCTGGCGATGTAAGCATTGATAAAATTAATGTTATTTCAGCAAATGGGTTTGCACAAAATATAACAAACCAGGTTGTAGGACTAGAAATATATGAAGATATGTTTTCTCCATTTACATCTGGCGTAATTGCTGTCAAAGAAACTCTAGATTTTATTAACCTCTTTCCATTTATTGGTGAAGAGTTTATAGAAATTAAAGTCCATACTCCTTCCTTTACTCAAAAGGAAATGATTTTTAATGAACAGTTTGTGATTTATAAGTTAGCTCATAGAACAACAACTAATGATAGAAACATAGTATATGAATTACATTTCATTTCACGTGAGGCTCTTGTTGATCTAAATAAAAAAATTAGTAAACCTTACGAAGGAAAAGTTTCTGATATTGCTCAAAATATTTTACAAGATGCTACATTTGGTTTAGAAACTAAAAAAGATTTAATACTTGAAGAAACACCAAATGGCGTTAAATATATTTCTAATTATTGGTCTCCTGTTAAAAATTTAAATTACTTAGCAGAACACGCAAGAAATAAAAACAATGCACCGAGTTATTTGTTTTTTGAAAATAGAAAAGGATTTAATTTTACTTCTTTAGAGACATTAAGTCAACAACCATCAAAACAAACTTTTGTACAAGATGCTTATTTTAGAGAAGATAAAATTGGAGGAGAAACAAAGAAAAAGGTAGAAGAAGATTATAAACGTATTGTTGAAATAGAAGTTCCAGTATTATTTGATTTAATTGATCGTGTAGAATCTGGAATGTATGCATCTCAACAAATTTCTTATGATATTGTTACAAAGAAATATAAAGTTAAAAACTATGATATGAAAGATGAATTTAATGACTTTAAACATTTAAATTCATTTTCACCAGCTTCTCAATATAGTTTAAGAAGACCACATCATTTAATGATGAATTCACAATACTATTATGATAATTTTAATGGATATCGTGATACAACTAATTTTAGAGCTATTCAAAGAAGAATATCTATGATGAAAATGGCTACAGCAAATAAAGTTCAAATTACTGTGCCAGGAAGATCTGATTATACTGTTGGTCAAAAAGTTGAACTTGATTTGACTAAAATGAATCCTATTAAAAAATCTGAAACGGATGAAGATATAAAAGATGCTATATTTTCTGGTTACTATTTAATAGGTTCTGTTAACCATATAATAGATAGAGAAAAACACGAGTGCGTCATGGAATTAATTAAAGATTCATATATCCTTGACCCGGATTCAGCGAAGAAATAATATGAAATTATATACAGGCGTAGTTGAAAGTAGACAAGACCCACTAAAACTAGGTAGATGCCAAGTTCGTGTTATGGGTTTACACACTCATGATAAAACAATTATGCCAACCGGTGATTTACCATGGGCATATCCTTTACAGCCTTTAACTAGTGCTGGTATTTCAGGTATTGGTCATTCTCCACTTGGTCCTGTTGAAGGATCAACTGTTATTATTATGTTTAGAGATAGTGATCAGCAGCAACCAATTTTAGTCGGTACAATTGGCGGTATACCTCAAAATGAAGGTGCTGTTGATGAAGATAACCGTGAAATGATTTTAAAACAAGACGGCTATTTACCAGGTACTGATGGTCAAACATTTACAGATGATAGTGGAAGCGTTTTAAGAAATTCTGCAGATGAACCAGCATTAGAAGATACAGGATTAGCTCAAGCAAGATCTTTTACATCATCAGATTCAATTCAAAGCACATTATCTGAAGAAACTGGTGGAAACATAGATCAAACTAAATTGCAAGCAGCAGAGCAAAAAGTTAAAGGTCTTATTAATACTGATATCACTCAAGGTATGTATGATTCTCTTGTATCATATGAATATCAAAATGGATCTCTTGAAAATTCAACTATAACAAAAGATCTTAATAATAATGATTATCTTGGTGCAGCCACAGCATTTGCAGAAGAAGCAAAAGTTAATGGTGAAGTTGATGAAAATAAATTAAGAAAGCGTTTAGCAGAAAAAGATTCATTTATTAAACAAGGTATACCTGGTCCAACTGGTGATCTTGTTCCAGTTAAAGCAACTATACCAACTGTTGATGATAATAATGCAAGCGGCCAACTTGATAACGGATTAAAAATGGTTCTTGGATTTAGAGATCCGAGTGGTAAGTATCCATTATATCG